GAATTCAAAGATACACTAGCATTATTAAAAAATTTAGCTAATCGTAATGTTATCGAATATACACTAAAAAGTTTTACAAAAGCAATAGAACCAAAAGACCAAGATTACCAAGCACAAAAGGTTAGAGACATGAAACAAGTACAAGAAGGCATTGGCGCCGCATACGGTAGTAGCAAGAGTAGTTACCAGCAGTTAGAAAATGCTAAACTAATTATTAAACATACAAAAGCAGTTAACGAAGAATCACGTGGCAGTAGAAGCAGAAATATTAGTGCTATCTATATTGAAAATGCAGAAGGTGAACGTTACAAGATGCCAACAAACAACTTAGCAGGCGGCAGAGCTATGCTACGTCATGTTAAAGAAGGCGGCGCACCATATGACGAGTTTGGTACACATATTCAAGAACAGTGCAATGAACTTAATAAATTAAAAGAATTCAAAAAATATAGTCTTCGTAACAGCTTGGTTAACGAAGATACAGCAGATATTGTGGAAGCAGTTTCTAACCGCATTGCTAGTATTAGAGAAGGAATTAACAAACTTAAAGGTTGTAAGTGCTACAACGAAACAAAAGAAAAGTTTGAAAGTAAAGAAGTTAAGATCAATGAAACAGATCGTAATAAACTTCGTAGTCAATTTACAGTACGCTCATTTGATGAAAGTTTAGATGAAGCACTACCGTATGTAAATGCATTAGTCAAAGAGATGAAAGCACTCAAAGAGGCTGATGACTTTGCAAAAGAGACCATGGATAGTCTTGTAGATGCTATATCTAAAATGGATACAGTATCACTACGCAAGGGTATCAATGTAAAATCTGATCCTGAAAATCCGATGAACTTGAGTAGTTTCGGAAATATGCCTAAGGAAAATCAAATTGCAGTAGTTATGGAATACTTAGGTAACTCCATTGACTTTGCAAAAAAAGGTGAGGGTCAGTTAAGTCAGTTGCTGACTAGAATGAGCGATTTAATGATGGAACGTGTTAAAGACAAAGCCGTTATGATGTCGGGAGTACAAGCAATTAACTCTCTATTCAAAAAGCTCACAGCTACAGCAAGTGAAGACACAGGTGTTAGTGAAGATTGGGAGGAAACATTCGAAAGTAATTTTAATAATTACGATTTTAATAAACTTTTTAGTTGACAACCAACTCTATATAACATATACTAATGACTATATAAGTAGTCATGAGGCATACTTAGGCAACAGTTGCATTACGCAACACACATAGGCAAAAATTTAGGAGAAAAACTATGGCAACATTGGCAGAAATTCGTGCAAAATTGCAAGAGCAAGAAACAAGTGGCGGACGTGGTTCGCAAACAGGTGGCGATAACGCTATCTTCCCTTTTTGGAATATCCCAGAAAATTCAACAAGTGTATTACGCTTCTTACCAGATGGTGATGCGAGTAACACTTACTTTTGGCGTGAGCGTCAGATGATTCGTTTAGGATTTGCTGGCGTAAAAGGCGACAGTAATAGTCGTGCAGTTACAGTAAATGTTCCATGTAATGAAATGTGGGGACCGACAGGATCATGTCCTGTATTGGCTGAGGTACGTCCTTGGTTTAAAGATCCAGCATTAGAAGATATGGGTCGTAAGTATTGGAAGAAACGTTCATACGTTTTCCAAGGCTTTGTAGCTGAAAGTACGCTACAAGAAGACACTACACCAGACAATCCAATTCGTAGGTTTGTTATTAATCCAAGTATCTTTAATATTATTAAAGGCGCACTAATGGATAGTGACTTTACAGAACTTCCTACAGATACGGAGCAAGGTACTGACTTCCGTCTTACTAAGACAACTAAAGGTCAATATGCAGACTATTCAACTAGTAGTTGGTCACGAAAAGAACGTAGCTTAGATAGTAATGAAAGAGCGGCAATCGAAACACACGGATTGTATAATCTTAATGACTATCTTCCAAAGCAACCAAACGAAGAAGAACTTCGTGTTATTGGTGAAATGTTTGAAGCTAGTGTAAACGGTGAATTGTATGATCCAGCACGTTGGGGTAATTTTTATCGCCCAGCTGGTGTGCAAATTGACACTAGTAATAGTGCACCTAAAGGCGGAGGGGTTGCACCAACTCCACAGCCAACTCCAACACCGCAACCTGCTCCAGTAGCAGTGGCACCGGTTCCTGATGGACAACCGGCTCCTGTTCCAGTTACTCCTCCAGAAATGCAGGAACAAGTAGCGGCTTCAGTAGCGGCAACGGCTCCAGCAGTAGAAGGTGCAAAACCTAATGCCCAAGATATACTAGCGGCTATTAGAAATCGTAGCAACTAATTAAAAATCTAACTGGTAGGCGGCAACTAGTCGCCTACCGTGGCTTTATGGAGAAATAGATGGCAAAACCTTTTGATGTAAGTAAATTCCGCAAAAGTATTACCAAAGCGGTGCCCGGACTAAGTGTCGGGTTTAATGATCCGGATACATGGATCAGTACAGGTAATTACACACTAAACAAACTAATCAGTGGAGAATTTGATAAAGGCATTCCACTGGGTAAGGTAACTGTACTTGCAGGCGAAAGTGGTGCAGGTAAAAGTTACATAGCCGCAGGCAATGTAGTCAAAGCGGCACAGGATCAGGGTATTTTTGTTGTACTAATTGACAGTGAAAATGCACTAGATGAAAAGTGGCTACATGCACTAGATGTAGACACTGACGAAGCAAAACTACTTAAACTTAATATGAGTATGATTGATGATGTTGCTAGAACAGTAAGTGATTTCATGAAAGACTACAAAGCAGAATATACTGACAAGGAACACAGCGAGCGTCCTAAAGTATTGTTTGTAGTTGACTCATTAGGTATGTTACTAACACCAACAGATGTTGATCAGTTTCAAAAAGGTGATATGAAAGGTGATATGGGTCGTAAGCCCAAAGCACTAACATCGCTTGTTAGAAACACAGTTAACATGTTTGGTGAATTTAATGTAGGATTGCTTGCAACTAACCACACTTATGCAAGTCAGGATATGTTTGATCCCGATGATAAGATTAGTGGTGGACAAGGCTTTATCTATGCAAGTAGTATCGTTATTGCTATGCGTAAACTAAAACTAAAAGTAGATGCAGATGGTAACAAAACATCACAAGTACATGGTATTAGAGCGGCGTGTAAAGTAATGAAAACACGGTACTCGAAACCATTTGAAAGTGTACAGGTTGAAATTCCTTATGAGACAGGTATGAGTCCGTATAGCGGATTAGTTGAGTTTTTTGAAGCAAAAGAAGTTCTTAAGAAAAGTGGTAACAGTTTGGAATACACTAGCCCAACTACAGGTGAAGTAATCAAAATGTTCCGCAAGCCTTGGAACTTGAACAAAGACAATGCTTTGGATCTTATTATGAAAGAATGGAACGATGAAGTAGTCGATGCTGTTCCGGAAGAGCTAAATATCCAGGACGAACAACAAGATATCTTACCTGAGGAAGAACCTATATATGAAGATGGATGATGAAGAAATAGCCACATACGTTGATATGTGGCTATCTTTAAAACCTTATATTAATCCCAAAGACAAAGAATTGGCATGTGAAAAGTTTCTAACAGTAATTAATGAAAATATTGCTGATTTAAGCGAAGTATGCGACGAATGGTTTGGGCACGATTCAACACTTGACAGAGTAATAAGAGATTGTTATTATGAAGATGCATATGACGATATTGATGAAGACTCTGATATAAATGATGATTGGTAAATGACCTGGTATAGTAAAGTACGGCAGAATATAGCTAGTATAGTTCCTGCACTTGAATACTTCGAAAAACAACTAGATGAAGCAAGATTAGATTGTGGACTCAAAGGCAATGTGGAAAAACATTCACGTGACATGCCTGGTATAGTTGAGTATCGTTTTAATCAGTTGCAGGAACTAGAAGCTATACTTGAGCACCTTAATATTGAAATGCGTAAAATACGCAACAAACATTATCGCATGTATTTGGAAGGATATAACAAAGCACTTTCAAGTAGAGATGCTGAAAAGTATGCTGATGGCGAAAGTGAAGTAATTGACCAACAACATATTATTAATGAAGTAGCACTAATTCGAAATAAGTTTATGGGCTTAATAAAAGCAATAGATGCAAAGCAATTTCAAATAAACAATATCGTAAAGCTCAGAGCGGCTGGATTAGAGGATGTAAGTTTATGATAGTTACAATAGCAAGTGACCACGGCGGTTACAAAACAAAACAAGCAATCAGTGAATGGTTGACAGAGCAAGGACACAATGTTAGAGACTGGGGCTGTGACAGCGAAGAAAGTTGCGACTATCCAGACTTTGCTAAGGGTGTATGTGAACTTGTATCAGATGGTGGCGCAGACTTTGGTATCCTTGTTTGTGGTACAGGCATAGGTATGAGCATAACTGCAAATAGAAATCCTAAAATACGAGCAGGTTTATGCAAAGATGTAGATACTGCAATGCTTACTAGAGCCCATAACAATGCTAATGTATTGTGTTTGGGTGCAAGGGTAACTGATCCTGCATATATTAACAATATTGTAAGTGCTTTTTTATATACAGAATTCGAAGGCGGCAGACATCAAAAAAGAATAGATAAGATATGAGTAATCTAGTTGTAATAGGAACACAATGGGGCGATGAGGGTAAAGGCAAAGTAGTTGACCTACTAGCAGAACAAGCTGATATTATTGTACGTTTCCAAGGTGGACACAATGCAGGACATACACTTGTAATAAATGACAAAGTTTTTAAACTTAGTTTACTGCCCAGCGGTATTATTAGAGAAGATAAAATAACAGTTATTGGAAATGGTGTTGTACTGGATCCTTGGAAACTATTAGAAGAAATTGAACTAGTACGGGTACAAGGCATAACCATTAATCCTACTAGATTAATGATTGCAGAAAATACTCCGCTAATTTTACCCTATCACAAAGCATTAGATCAATCAAGAGAACAATCAACTGATAAAAAGATTGGCACTACTGGTAGAGGCATTGGTCCTGCGTATGAAGATAAAGTTGGAAGACGTGCAATTAAAGTAGGAGATCTTAGGGATGACGAACTACTCAAACATAGACTAGCAATAGCCGCCGAGTATCACGACTTTGACCAACAACAGTTGTTTAATCAGCTAGCACATATCAAAGAACATGTATTACAATATGTTGGTCCGGTAGCTGAATGGTTAAATGCACAAACTGATGCCGGAGCAAATATTGTATTTGAAGGCGCACAAGGTTCAATGCTAGACGTAGACTTTGGCACTTATCCTTATGTGACAAGCTCAAACACACTAGCAGGAATGGCTAGTATAGGTTCGGGTGTACCGCATAATAAGATACCAAATGTAATTGGTATAACAAAAGCATACACGACTAGAGTAGGCGAAGGGCCTATGACAACAGAACTGTTTGATAGTATTGGTGAACACATAGCAAGCGTAGGCAAAGAAAAAGGTACAGTAACAGGTAGGGCTAGACGTTGCGGTTGGTTTGATGCAGTACAGGTTCGTAAAACTTGTATGATAAATGGTGTTACAGGAATAGCACTAACAAAGATAGATGTGTTAGACGAACTTAAAAGTATTAAAATATGTACAGATATGCATGAAGGTATTCCCATATACGAAGAAGTACCAGGATGGTGTTCGAGTACTGTGGGCATAACACAACTAAAAGATATGCCACAAGAAGCAATATACTATATAAACCGTATACAAGAACTAACAAAAACAAAAGTAGTTATGATATCAACTGGCCCAGAAAGAGATCAAACTATTATACTACCTGCAAGTTTATTTTAAAAAAGATACAAAAAAAGGTTGACAGTATGACATCTTGGTGTTAGTATATAAGAGTAAGTTAAAAAAACAGGAGTTGACGACATGGCATATGTATCCAAAGCAGACAAAGCAGAACTAGCACCAGCAATCAAAGCAGTACTTAAAAAGTACAAAATGAAAGCTAGCATTGCAGTTCGTAACCATTCAACACTTGTTGTAAATATTAAAGCAGGTATTATTGATTTTAGTGATTACTTTGTACACGGTGATGAATATGCTGATGTAAATGTATATTGGATCGACAAACACTACAACGGTGTAGCACGTGACTTCCTTAACGAATTGCTAGATGCTATGAAAGGTACCAAGTACTTTAACAATGATGATGCAATGACTGATTATTTTAGTCGTTCGCATTACACCGACATTAATGTTGGTAAATGGAATAAACCTTATGCACTAGTTGCATAAGGAAATACTTGGTACCTACACCGGCGCCTGAGGGCAGATAAGGGTAGGCTAAGTTACTAGATTGAAACAGTTGCATGCCTGGATCTAGAAGCCACACTAAAATAAAACGGGAGAGTATTTTTGGGAGGAAATTTTTAACCCGGGCAACGATGCCCCACTCAACAGAAGGAATGATAATATGAGTGAAAAAACTGAAACCGTTGTAGAAGCAACAAAAATTATCGTAAAATTTGTAGTACTAATTGCTACAGTTTTTATTGCAATAGAAGGCCTTTCATGGGCATATGTATACTACGGCGTAAATGAGCCTATAGCGGCATTATACGGAATGGCAACACTTATGATTCCGTTTGCTACATATGTTATTTTAAGTATCATATGGGGCGAAGCCAAACACATTGTTTGGAAACGTAACAATAATGTCGAATAAAAGAATTCCACACTTAGCTCAGCTGGATAGAGCAACTGCCTTCTAAGCAGTAGGTCACAGGTTCGAATCCTGTAGTGTGGGCCAATAAACGGACAGTTGGCTGAGAGGTTTAAAGCACCGGTCTACTAAACCGACGAAGGTTAACGCCTTCCCAGGGTTCGAATCCCTGACTGTCCGCCAAACTATAAATACCACTAGCTAGCAGAAAGCTAGCCAATCAATAGGATAAAAGATGAAAGTTGGAGATATATTAATTGAAGCCGCTAAAAAGCAAGCTGAAGGCGAAATAGCAGTACACAAAGCAAACATCGAAGTCTATAGAGTAATGCCTGCGGGCATTGGCGAACACAGTGATGTTACTGAAGCTATTATTGCAGAACTTGATAAAATGGCGGCGGCAAGCGATCGTTTAGAAATGATCGAACAACACTTTAGCTGATCTATATGGAGGAATTTAATGGCAGACGATTTTGGACCAAGTTGGTATAACAAAACTGAGAATAAAGAACTAAGCAGATTGAGTGTAATCAGTCTTGTAGATGACGATTTTTTACAGTGTAGTTTTTACGAACATGACAAAATTGTTGGTATTATTCCTTACTATAACAAGTCATTTCACTATGTTAAAGATGCCTCATATAACTGGTGTCAGGGTGTAATGACTGTAGAGACTGTTAAAGGTTATACGGAACAAGGCGACTTGTTCTCGGTATAAATTGCTGTCAAATTAAGACTTGTCAGCCTACGCACTCTCCACAGACTCCTATTGCAAATGAGACTTAGTTGCGTTCTTAATATAAAAAAGGTTGACAGTATGACATCTTGGTGTTACTATATAAGAGTAAGTTAAGAAAGGCGAACATATGTCAATTTTAAAAAACATCTTATACTACACGATAGCAATACCTGTAAATCTATTGCAGTGGTTTTGCAATACTGTGACTATACTTTTTTTAATACTTGCTGTAGGTTCACTAATTTTTTAATTGACACTGTATATCTTTATGCTAATATAAACGAGTAACTTAACAAAGGATAAGAAAATGGCACGTCAAAAAACACAGTATAACACTCGTCAAGTTTTAGAACTTGCTATTGAAGTTGATAAAGCACAAGGTTTTATCAAGAGCGGTTATGGCTATTTTGATCGTGAATCAGATAATCAAGTATATGACAATAAGACAGCAATTCTTAATATGCTTGAAGGAAATTCTGATCTAATGACTATTAGCAAAAGTTCAGTAGAACAAGCTGACAAAATTGTAGACGAATTTAAACAAGAACTTATTGCTAAAAAACTTAGTGCTAATATTAACGACTTTGAAAGCAATGTACTACAAAATATTGGTGGCGAAACTGTAGAAAAATTTGGAGTTGCAGTTCTTGCTAGTTTGCCAAATAGTTTTCGTGTGCTACAAAAACGCCAAGGACTAGATGACTTTTTTGAAGAGCATCGTAAGTCAAGTGAGTTTGTTGGTAAAATTGGTGAAAGGTTACGTTTTCCAGCTTTTATTAAAGATGTAAAGTTTATTGCCAAATACAATATTCATTTAGTAACCTGTTTAACTAATGAAAATAATATTATAAAATTCTTCTTTAATCGTGAGCCTGATATTCAAGAACTTATTGAAGGTAAAAATGTCACACTTACTGGCAAAGTTAAAACACATGACGTAAGTAAGTTTTCAAACTGTAAAGAAACAGTGTTTAATTATGTGAAAATAGAGCAACAAAAAGGTTGACATATACTGTAGTGATGCTATTATGTATATATAAGTTAATGCAAATAGGAGTGAGAAACTATGCAGACAGCTACAACAGACGTGAGAATTGTAAACGGTACATACCGTAACATAGAAATTAAGGATGCAGTGTTTCCTTTAGTTAAAGAATACAAAGAAGGTAAAAACGGTAACTTCATCACAGTAGATGGCAGTGCAGTTACCGGTTTCCCTGATCGTTCCATTCGGATCACAGTTGTTAACAAAGACGACTTTGAAATGTTAGAAGATGGAGAGAGTGTTGTTTCTACCCAAGCCGCCCAAGTAGAAACAGATGATCAAATCATCGAACGATTGAGGGAGCGATTTGAGATCCTAGAAGACATGACATATGCGGCATGTGATGGGGTCGTACGCGGTATGGTAGTTACTGGACCTCCAGGCGTTGGTAAATCGTTTGGAGTTGAGAAGGTACTCAAAGAAGCTGGTATTATGAAGAAGTTGAGCCAGGATAGTTTGAGACGCTTTGGAGTTGAGAAAGGTGCCGCAAGTCCAATTGGATTGTTTCAGTTGCTATATGATTACAGTGCGGCAGGCAGTGTACTAGTACTAGATGACTGCGATAGTGTACTATATGATGAACTTAGTTTGAACTTGCTAAAAGCGGCACTAGACAGTAGCCCTAAGCGAACACTAAGCTGGCGTTCAGAAAGTAGAGCACTTGCTAACAATGGTGTTCCGGATTCATACGAGTTTAAAGGTTCAATCATCTTTATCACTAACGTAAAGTTTGAAAGAACACGTGGTAAGCTGAAGGATCACTTGGATGCGATTATGTCACGTTGCCACTATTTGGACTTAACACTAGACACAATGCGTGACAAGTATCTACGTTGTAAGCAAATCGTTGCTGACGGTATGCTAGACACTTATAAGTTTCCTGAAGATGAACAAAAAGATCTGATGGATTATATCTACACTAACAAGAATAAACTTAGGGAGATGAGTTTGAGAATGGTACTCAAAATTGCCGACCTTAAGAAGATGAATGCCAACAAGTGGAAGAGTTATGCAGAGTCCACTTGTATGAAACGAGGCTAAAGAATTTAAATGTCCGTTCTCACAATAAGGACATTTAAACACTAACTGGTGTACTCCTCTGTCTGCGTCACTCTCACTCACACCAGTTAGGACCTGGGGGCTAGTAAGAACTCTTACTAGTCCCCTTATTTTATAAGTAGTACGGAGAGTATTAATAATGGTAAAACCAAATACAAGTTTTGAATTATCAATTAGAGATATAGAAATAATAGAAATAGCATTAAGAGCAAAAGCAGGACGCAGAGGAATTGCTATTGCACAAGGAGAAACATCATCTCAACTCAAAGAAGAGATGATGGAAATTCAGGATTTGCTGGGTAAAATACACAATCAAAAAAATCATTACGCAAGATTTAAAGATGGCAAAACAACTTATGTGAGTGGATAAAATGGATATAGATGGTTATACAGAATATGGTTACCGAGGACTAGAAGAACTACAAGCTAAAGATAAAGAAATTGCAAACCTTAAAGAAGAGATTGGTAAACTACAGATGCGACTGCAATTAATGGAAAATCACGCTAACAATCTTCAAGCAAAAGCAAGTTTACCCAGCTATTGACAAACGTCAACTTAGAGCATATAATTAAATTATGAAAACAAAACTGATTCTCAAAGATGAAGTCAACTGTAAGTTTGAAGGTTTGGCTTTAACTACTCGCCGTAAACTTGAAAAGAAGCTCAAGTTTTTCTTACCTTATGCATTTCATGTGCCAGCATACAAGTTAGGTAGATGGGATGGATGTGTAGGATATTTTACCATGGGGGGCATGACATTTGTAAATTGTCTGCCTTTTATCCTCCCCGTACTCGAAGAAGAAGGATATTCAGTTGATATAGAGGACGAGAGAGAACCACATAGTTTTCAATTTGATTTAGTAACTGAGGCGTTGTTCTCTGATCGAGTGTGGCCCCCCAAACATCCAGCCGCTGGTGAACCAATAGTATTGCGTGACTATCAAGTAGCAGTTATAAATCAATTCTTGCAAACTCCACATTGTTTGCAGGAGATAGCAACCGGTGCAGGTAAAACACTAATTACCGCGGCACTGAGTTACAAGTGTGAACCCTATGGTCGAACGATAGTCATAGTGCCCAATAAGGATTTGGTAACGCAAACCGAATCAGATTACATAAACTTGGGACTTGATGTAGGAGTCTATTTCGGTGATAGAAAAGAGTTGGGGCGAACTCATACCATATGTACTTGGCAGAGTTTAAATGTTTTGGAA